AATTCTGCTGCTTTATCTTTAGACACTCCAAGTTCTGCTTGTAGTTTAGCTTTACCCATTCCATAAAATAATCCTAAATTAATAGTCTTAGCTTGTGATCTTGGTATCATGGCCATATCTGCAACCGTTTGGTGAAAGTCTGTATCTACATTATCTTTATATTCTTCTACTACATCATAAACAGATGAAAAATTATGCAATGCTGCATAGTGAACTACGAGTCTTGGTTCTTGCTGTGAATAGTCAAAACAACCCCAGGTGCATTGTTCTTCCGGTAAGAATAAAGAACGGATTAAAGGTCCTAGGTCCTTGTTCCTTGCAGGAAGTTGCTGCAAATTAGGGTTGTTATAACTAAATCTTCCAGTAACTGTTCCCCCAGCGTCTGAACGAATCTGATTAATCTCTGCATGTATTCTTCCTTTATGTTCATATTTAAGAATAGAGTCAATAAAAGTAGAATGTGCCTTGTTTATTTCTCTAGCTTTTGCTATTTTCTGCACTAAAGGATGATTATGTTCTTGCAAAAAATTTTTAGTGAAAGAAGGTTCTTTTGATTTTTCCGTTCTATCATAAGGTAAAGAAAGTTTGTCAAACATTTTGGCAACTGATCGTGCTGCCATTATTTGCACTTCTAAGCCTGTTTCTTTTTGTATGTCTAACAATAATTGTTCTTCTTGTGCAATTAATTGTTGTTTCAATATATGAGCTCGTTCGCTATCGACACGAACGCCTTTAAATCTCATATCTACTAGACAAGGAAATAAATCTGTTTCTAAATTAAAAATAGATTCTATGTCTTGATGAATAATTTCTTTTTTAAACATTTGCCAAAGCTCCAGAGTAAGCTCCGCATCTTTTTCTGCATAGGCTCCTACATACATAGCAGGTAGCTGCCACATATCTGCTTTTGGGTCTAAACCCCTTGATTTTGCTTCTTCATTTAATGCTGTTTCATTTTTACCATGACCTAAATATTCCCATGATAATGCATTTAAACTATAAGCAAATCTATTTTCATCAATAAGACTCGCTGCAATCATAGTATCTACAATAATACCATTGATAGGGATGCCCATACTTCGGATCCAACATACGTCATACATTGCATTATGAAATATTTTAACAGCATCGGTTGCCATGGTATCTTTAAACCATTCCAATACTCTTCTCTTGTCCATGTTGGGCCCTGAGCCGTGAGCAATGGGAAAATAAAATTTTCTTCCAGGTACAGCAACAGCAATACCAACTACTTCACCATTACCAATCACAGAACCAGATCCTTTATTTTTTAAATCAGGATCTCTTGTCTCTAAGTCAACTGCGATTTCATCATAGGATCGTAAATCTGGTAATTCTTCTGGTTCAATCCATTCCGTCTGTGCTTCAAATAATGGTACTTTCATTTTTTTAACCTTTCTATTTCTAGTTCGCAGTAATGAATAATTTTTTTCAAATCTTCAATACCATTTTTGTCTTTATATCTGACTACATACTTAATAACATTCCCTTGAAAAAAAGACAAGTTATTGGCAGTGATAAATGTGTAGGGTTGAATTTGATGTTTAGAATAATGATCACCACCTTCTTGTCTTGATGATGGGAATATTCTTTCCAGGTCTTCTTTAGTAGTCATAACAGTTCCTTTGTTTAAGTTTATGTGGTAGTTGTTGATTTAACTGGCGATGAGTTATGCAATTCATGCAAGGGAATAAGACTCCAGAACCAACGTCGCTGTTTTTGCAGCAGGATCCTACCACTGACCCCGTAGAGTTTGCCCTTTTCCCGTTCCTTAACCTCATAGATTATAACCATGCCTTTCTTTTTTGGCATTTAACAAATATAAATTTTCTTTAGAACGAGTGGTACCGACGTACCATACCCTATGTTCTTCATCTGCTTTATCTATACTTGTTTTAATATTGTTTCTAATCATTCTAGTATTATCCAATACTAAAACCACATTCTGCATCTCTCTTCCTTTAGCTGCGTGAATAGTAGATATTTCTATATTAGGATCTTCTGTTAATTTTTCTCCATTAGAGAGCATAGTTCTTATGTATAGGCATTCTTTTTGATCAGCATTGTTAAACATCTCATACCAATATAAATGTTTATCTAATCCTAGATCTCGTGCAGTAACTTGAACTTTATTTTTTAATATCTCTCCATCAAAATCTTGTGTTAAGAAATCAAATATATCTTTACATTCATTAATTAAAATAGATCCATTATCCATTAAACGAGTCCAATTGAGTGCTGCTTTATATAATTTTTGATTATAACTTTTGCCGTGCCTTGTTTTAAAATATAAGTTTTTTTCTTTTAAATACTTTCCAATTTCATCAGCTCTATATTTAGCTCTAGTTAAAATTAACCATTGTCCCTGATAAAAATCTAAACCATCTAATGTATAAATTTTTTCTACTTTACCTTCTACAATAACACCCTGTTCGTCTACTCTGGGATGATAGGTTTTTTCTATTCTTGGTCCTAATATTCTAGATTGAATAATTTTAGCTTGTTCTAAAACAGCTAACGGGATACGTCTAGATTGTTGTAGTAATTCATGTTCTGCTTCTTCTTCAATAAATCTTTTTACATCAGCACCAGCCCAAGCAAAAATAGCCTGATCATCATCCCCTGCTAAATAAATATCTTTTGTTTTTGTTTTTAATACATCATACATTTTCCATTGAATGGGAGATAAATCTTGAGCCTCGTCTATAAAAATAACATCAAATTGCGGGCATTTTTGATGTTGATTAATAAATTCCTTGATCATATCTGTATAATCCTTTAAATTATTGACCTTTTTAAAATGAATATAATTATTATAAATTGTATTCAAAACTTCAAAATCAATCTTTCTACTATACTCATTGGTATCAAACTCTTCTTCAATAGAAATATCTTTAATGCTTGCTTTATTAATTAATTGAAAATACTCATTATCTGAATCTAAATAACATGTTTCTTGAGAAGCTCCACTGACACGAATAGATAATTTCTCTCCTATTTGATTATAATGAACATCCTGCATTACATTATCTTCACTCATACCTAATGTATGAAATGCTAATGAATGTAGAGTTTGAAAATATTTTAATTCTTTTTTATTTTTATCTGGAAATAATTCTATCATTCTATCTGCAGCCTCTCTTGCTGCAACTTTAGTGAAAGCAAAATATCCTATTTTATGAATAGGAGTTCCTTTATTAATATAATCACTCACATATTTTAATAGAGTATAAGTTTTACCTGTACCCGGAGGTCCTAATACCTTTTTAATCATTAGAATATATCTCCCTCTTTTCGTAAAGGTATAACTTCAATCATAGATTCTTCCCTGTCTTTAACATCAATTTTAATTTGCATGACAGGTATAGGATCGTAAGATTTAGTATCTGTAGTTTTTTTAGGAAATCTTTTTTGAACACCAAATTCAATATCAAATTTATTTTTTAATATTTCAAAAGTTCTATCTTTTCTCTCTTTCCATTCTTTATTTTTTAAGAAATCATAAAACTCATTTTGTTTAAAAAATACATGTTCGCCTTCCACTAAGACAGCTCCAGTTTTAAATGCAGCATATGTCTTAGCTTGTGGCCCATTTACATATTCTATTAAAGCTTCTTCCAAAGCCTCTTCAGGAGTAGTTCCTTTAGGAGGTTCAATAATTTCTTTTGGTGGAAATATTCTTTCTACATAATCATTGTAATCATTAGGGGCCATAGGAGGTAAAAAAACTCCAGTGTATTTAGTAATGATAGCAGCTAAATCTTTTTGTACATAAAATATTTTAGAACTAGGTACTTTGACTTGTATTTTCTTTCCACTGTTTAATTGAACATTAAATCTATATTCTGGCTCCGGTACAAAATTTACTTGTTGTAATCCAGAAGATTCAGGCCAGAAGTTTTTAGCATCAGAAGCTTTACCATAAGGTCTTTTATAACATTCTGGTTTTCTACAAAAACGTACAATAGGATCTTTAGTACAGGTATATCCTTTTTTAGAATCTTTTCTCCAGGATTTTATTTTTTGTTTTACTTTAGTATCTGTCCATTCATTAAAACCATCTCCATCTTTAGCAAAATAATCCTGAGCAGCTTGAATAGTCATCTTCTCCCATTTATCAGGATATTTTTTCTTAGCAAAAATATGATAATTATAAAGAAACCTATCTCTCTCATCAGTTAATAACTCTCTAGTCATAGCTTGAAGACATGGAGGCCCATCAATAAATTCTTCCCCACCTCCTTTCAAAACTTCTTCAGTGTGTTGTATTAATATTTTTTCTAATTCATCAGAGGTATGAAGATTCGCCTCTACTACTTTTATAAATTGTTCAAAAGTAAATTGTGTTCCATCATTAGGATTTAATGCGACTCTATCTTTTTTTCCTACATAAGGTAAATTAATAAATTGTCCCACTGATAAACTTCCATCTGGATCTTTTCCTAATTCAGTTTGTGCTGGAAATATTTCTGTGGTTATAGGAAGATCCAATGTACATAACAACCCTTCTAAAAACTTTCTAACAAATATTGCTTTTGCTGGTTCCTTTAAGAATACCCATAAATGCATTCCACCACTTTTAGATAATGTAGGTACCAAAGGTAAATTGTATTTAGTAATAATGTCTAAATATTTTTTGTGATTAAAGTTATCGTAAGATTTTCCTTTTTCATTTTTTTCATCTATATCAATAGCACCAAATCTACATAGTGCATCATCATCACATGCTTGTATTCCAATAGATTTAATTCCTAATAAATGATCTAAATAATCTTGATCTCTTAAATCTTTTTTAGCCCATCCATACTCTGGTTTTAATTTTCCTGTATCAGGATCTCTTTTAGTATTAGGAGAGTTTAGATACGCGACCCCATAATCCCTTCTTAACCCTGTAAATATCTGTATAAACTTTTGTTCCATCATTCCTCGTTTCTTTATTTATACACGAGCGACTTTCATCGCTCGTGTTTTTTGTACCCTGATTAGAAGTGTGCTTCTGCTTGTTTAGAGCCATTTGCTTCTCCATGTTTTACTTGAACGTCTCCTTTAGAAACGCTTTCAGAAAAAGATTTAGCTTGTTGATATAATGAAGGGTCTTGTACTACACCAACTTTATTCACTTCCCAACCAAACCAAGTTCCCTTGTCATTTGATT